TCTGCGCCGCGCGGGCGCGTCTACTGACCCATGACTACCCGCGACAGAACCCGATCATCCGTGTCACTGACGGCGACGTGCCGCCGCCCGTGTAGGCGTGAGACGTGGCAAGATACCGATTGACGGCGCCCGTCACCGCGACCCGCTGCGCCGTGGGCGACGCGATGGTGGCGACGAACGTCACCAGGTCGGTGAAGCTGCTGTTGTTGGCGCTGTGACGAATCTTGAAGATCACGTTGGTGTATCCGTCCAGCGTCAGGGCGTTGATCTGGAGATACCCGGCGCCGCCGTTCGGGGTGCTCGCGCGTGTGAACGTCCCGCCCGTCCCGCCCGTCGTCACGTTGACCGGCACGCTGAACGTCGTCGGGCTGAGATACGTCACGGTGCGCTCGCCGTTGATCGTCGGATTCGAGGTCGCCACGCCCGCGATCAGCACGACGTCGTTCGTCGCGAGCCCATGCGGGACCGGGCAGGTCACGACCGACGCCGCCGCAATCGAGTTCGAGGTGATTGCGATCGTCTGCGTGGTTGGGTCGGTCGTGTGGTCGACGCTGGTGGCCTCGGTGTTTCCGGCCGCCGTCACGGTGCCGAGCGTGGCCAGGATGACCCCCGGTTCGCGCGCGCCGGAGACTTCCGCTGACGCCTTCGCGCGGTGGAACTTCTCCAGCTGCACGATGCGCTCGTAGGTGTTGAAGAACGCGCCGAGCATCCCCTCGACCACCCGCCCCAGCACATTGCCCGCGGGCGCGTAACAGACCACCTGCGCCGTCCCGGTGTTCCCCACCAGCGCCTCGTTCTGGCTGCCGGTGGCGTCATCGTAGAAGCCGTCCATCGAGAACATCGAGCGCACGATGCCCGTGAAGGCGTGCGTCGGGGCGCTCACCCCTAAGACGGTGGTTTCCTCGGTGACGGCGGTCTTCTTGTCGCTGAACCCCGTCAACGTGGACAGGAGATTGCGGCCGCCCACCAGAAAGAATCCCGCGTCGGTGCTATTCCTGACCGCCATCGACGTCTCCCTTCGTCACCGGCACGATGTAGCCCCCGCGCAACAGGTCAGCCAGGTCGGCCTGGGGCACGCGCTCGCACGTCTCGCCGTCGCCCTCGCCAGGCTCACTCTCACCGAGCGCCAGCGTGTCATCGGCCAGGTTGCTGATCCGCACCAGAGCGCGGAAGTGCCGGCCGTCGAGTGCCGCCGCCTGTTGCGCGTCCAGATCCGGTTGCTTCATGCGTCCCATCACATCCTCACGTCGGCCAGACCGTGAACTCGAACGTCGCCACACCGTCAATCCCGCTCGGGTCACCCGTGAGTACCAGCAGGTTCTCGTCCGGGCCGATGGTGGTGCCCATCCAGAGCTTCTGTCGCACGGTGTAGCCCGTCGCCGTCACGGTGGACGGCTCGTCGAGCAGCTCCATCACCTTGTCGAGAATCGAGGCGCAGCGGCTCTCCCCGTTCGCATCCGTCCCGTTCGTGATGGCGTGAATGGGCACCGTCACAATCGCGCCGTAGTTCAACCCCATCGCATCGTACGGCACTTCGCTACACGGCCCGATCGACACAAAGGGCGGCCGCTGCGCGTTCGGCCGCCCGCGATACACCCCCCCTGGCGCCAACGCCTGCGCCCGGAGCGCCGCCACGTCTAGCGCGGCCTTCACCCCGTCCGCCACGGCGTTGATCGCAGACCGTCGCGCCATCAGAGCTTGCCCCGGATCTGCAGGAGCCGGATCGCGTTGTCGTAGCCGATCCATCGCGGCGGGGCCATCGTGATTTCGGCACCGCGGGCGCCGTACCACATGCGAATCAGCTCACGCATCGCGTGCAGGGCGAGGGCCGGCACCGCGGCCCCGGTGGCCCCGTAGCCCACCGAACACCGCATCACGATCCCGGCCATCCGACGGACATCCGTCGGCCAAGTCTGGTTGTCGCGTGGATAGACGCGCGGCGGCGCACTGACGAGATCAGCCTGATAGACCGCTGAGGCCACCGTGCTTTCCACGCCCGCGACCGAGGTCACCTTGATACTGTCGACAGCGGTCACGGGCTCGAAGGGAATCTCGATGGGATCGTCGGGGAAGTCGTCGAACACCAGGTCGCGTTTCTGCGTGATGCAGATGATCCCGGCGTCCTCTTCGACCTTCATCCTGGCCATCGTGATGTAACTCGACACGAGCACCAGGTCGACGTCGTTCTCTAGCCGTAGGAAGGCGGTGACCTCGTCAATCGTGAGCGGTTCGGTGGCGGGGAGTGAGGCCGCCACCGGAGACTGGGCGCGATGCACGTCTGACCATTTCATGACATCGGCCTCATGGGGGAGGACCGGCGACGGGACACCGAGGCGCCCCGCCGCCGCAGCACTGCGCGATTATTCGAGGGTCAACTGCTCTTCGTACCAGCTGGCGCCCTGGGTGAACGTCTGCCCCGTGAGTGAGGCCACGACGTGCAGGCACAGCGAGCACTGGGGCGGGACGATGATCCGGCCCTCGACCTCGGCACAGACCCCGCCCATCGGCAGCACGCCGCCGGCGCCCTTGGTGAACCCGTTGCCCCAGGGGAACCACCCGGAGGCGATCACGGTCGTGCTGGCCGCCGCAATGACTGGCCCGCCGTAGGCTTTGCCGGTGGCCCCGCGCACCACGAACGACCCATCGGTGACGGCCGCCTTGACCGTGGTGACCTGCGCCCAGCCCACAAACGACTCGATCACGTTCGTGCTGACCAGGTTGTGCCAGAACAGCCGGTCGATGATCAGCGACTTGCCGTTGAGGCCGTAGCCGTTGAAAATCTCGAAGGCGGCGACGGTGCTGGGGCGCACCACGAGCGCGGCGACGGCCGACGTGGACATCGTGGCCCAGCCCGTCCCGCGCCGCGTGATCTCGGTGTAGCGCGGCAAGCCCTGGGCGACGATCTGCTCGCCCTTCTCGTTGAGCGCGATCTGCTGCTGAAGGAAGGCGTTGGGGTTGCGAACGGCGCCCAAGACCTATGCTGTCATGTCTGCCATGTGCGTGCTCCTGTTGCTCGCGGCACTAGGCCGCCGTTACGGTCGCGCCTTCGTCGATCGGGAAGTACCACAGATCCCACTTCACCGATCCGGTCTTGGTGGTGGTGGCGATCACCGCGATGTTGCCGGTCGGCACCACGAACCCGCTCGAGAGCGTGGTCGAGAGCACCGCGCCGGCATTCGATTTCACCAGCGCCGAGCCCGCGCCATCCACGCGGATGAACCCGCCGGCCTCCAACGAGGAGATGTCCACCGTTGAGTTGAGCACGACCGCCGTGCCGGTCGTGGCCCGAGAGGTCACGCTGATCCCGGGGTCCGAGCCTTCGATGACGGTCGTGACCTCTCCGATCAGGAGGGTCACTTCGACCCGCCCGCCCGTGATGGTGAAATACGAGGTCGTCACGCCCGTGGTCGGCAACGCCGCCGTCGGACGCGAGACACGGAAGCCGAGTCGGCCAGCGGTCAGCACCGCGCGAGACGCATTGGTGTCCATGTTAGACCGCCGTTCCGACGACGGCCGCGCCGGCGTCCAAGGGGAAGTAAGTCAAATCCCACTTCATTGATCCGGTTTTGCTGGCCCCCGAAATCAGGCCGATGTTGCCGACCGGCACGACGCACCCGCAGGGTGTCGCCGTGGCCAACACCGCGCCCGCGTTGCTCTTGACCAGGGCGGTCCCGTCGCCTTCGACGGAGAGATGCCCGCCGATTTGCAGCGAGGACGCATTGACCGTCGACGCCAGCACAACCGCCGTGCCCGTTGTGGGGGCCGACGTCACACTGAGCACAGGGTCGGTGCCTTCGATGGCCGTCGTGACCACGGTGCCGATAAGCCGAGTGATAAACACGCGCCCACCGGTCACCGTGAAGAGCGCCTCGCCCGGATCGGCGACGGACTGGGGCAAGGTGTCCGCCGCCCGTGAGGCGGTGAAGCCCTTGCCCAGATCCTTGATGAAGCTCGCGCCCGGAGTCGGTTGTGTGTACATCCCGTCCTCCAGTTAGACCGCGGTCGGAATCAGATTTCCCGGATACCGCGACTTGCCGACACCGATCGCCGCCACGAGCATCGGATTGCCCACCGACGACAGGTTGATGGTCGCGAAGCGCGCGGTCGACCCGGCGATGTCGCAATCGAACTCGATCGCGATCCACTTGTTGTTGAACGTGGCGGCCGTCATCGTCAGCCCGGTCGACGCCACCGCGGTCGCCGCCCCCAACTGATCGGCCTTGGTCACCTTGAACGCGGCGGCCGAGAGCCGATACGTGAACGCCACCGCCGTGGTCAGGGATGTCGCCAGGGCCGCCGTGGTGTCCCGATAGACCGTGAGCACGGAATCGCCCGTGATGGCCCCGCACAGCAGAATCACCGTGAAGCTGTGATAGAGGCTCAGGTCCACGGCGTCACTGACGTAGGCCGAGGCCGTCTTGTCCTTCGGTTCAAGCAGGGGAACGAAGGCGAGTTGCTCAGAAAGTCTGCTCATGTCTGTGCTCCTGTTTCCTTCACTCGCTTACGCGCGGGTAGCCAACACGATTACCGGGCTGAGCGTCTTGGTCGATCCGCCCTTGAACGGGGTCACGGCCGACCGCGGCATCATCTGGCCGTCCACGCGGTAGAAGGCGCGGAAGGTCTGCTGGCCCGCGGTGAACAGCACGTGCATCGAACTCGCCTGCTCGACGCCGCCCTTGCGGATGAGCCGGTACTTTTTCAGGTTGATCAGCACGATGTCGCCCACCGTGCCGAGGGTCGCGTTGTATTCCACTTCCACGACGGGACGGCCCTTGATCGTGAGGATGCCGCTCGGGCTGTAGTTCACGAACCGGGGTTCCAGCGCGCTCGTGCCCGCCGGGATGCTCAGCACGTCGAGCTGCGGCCCGCAGTCGCCGTTGATGAGCCACACCGCGTTGGCCTTGTCGCGCGGCGCCATCCGCGCCCACATCTTCGACAGGTTGGCGGTGTTGATGGTGGTGGCCGTCTGGCCGGTTTCCTTGTCGACCGACACGAGGCAGGGCGCCACGGTGTAGCCCAACGGCTGCGCGGCCCCGGTGCCCTCGGTGATGGCGTCTTCCACCTGGAAGATCAGTTCCTCGGCAAACATCGACTCGAGCTCGCCGCCCAACGCCGCGGCATCGCTGACCAGCTCGTCGGTCATGTAGCCCAGCGCCCCGACCTTGCGGAGCTTCATCTCGACCCGCGCCAGCTTAGGCTGCGAGGCCGTCGCGGCGGTGCCCTGGTCGACCCAGTAGCCCAACACACCGCCGTTGCGCGTGGTGGCGCGGCTGGTCTCGTCGACCACGACGTAGGCCATGTTGTCGCTGGTGATGGTCCGCGCATCGACCCGGCTCAGCAGTTCGCCGCCGGCGAACATGTCGCGCTCGATGCCGGCCGCCACGTCCTGCGGCACCGCGAAGCCGCCGTCAGACGGAATCGCCGTGCCCATGCCGGTGGCCGCGGCGAACAGGCGCGGGTCGGTGCCCTTGCCGCTCATCGCGTTCTTCACGGCGATGGCGAACTCGCCCAGCCCCGCCTGCCGTACCTGGGTGATGGTCTCGGCCGAGGCGTTCTCGGGCAGCCGTGGCCCCCAGGGGCGGGCCGCAGAGAGGTCGGCGCCGGTCTCGAGGCGGCCGGTCGGCGCGTGCCGCTCGGCGTCCTGGAACCGCAGTTCACGCGCGATCTCGGGTTTGAGATCGTTGAGCGAGGCCTCGATGGCATCGCAGCGGCCAGCCTCTTCGGCCGTCAGCTTGCGGTTGCCGTCAGCCGCCGCCTTGTCGAGAATGACCCGAGCCTCATTCTTGAGGTCGGTTTCCTGCTGCCGCAGGACGAGGATTCTGGCTGGCATCGTGTTCTCCTTGAAATGCGTAAGGCGCGCGATCGTCAGGCCGCGTGGCGTTCTTTCGCACCACAGCCTCGACGGACGCGCGCCTTCAACGGAAGTCGCTCGAGGAGATTGTCAGGCCGGATTATTGATGTGTAATACGGTTCCCAAAGACGGGGTGATTTTCTCGATAATCACCGACGTATTCGTCGGCCGCTTCACGTAGGGCGCCAGAGATGGTCGTGTGGTTGTCTTTCGCGATCCGTTCAAGATCGCGGCGTTGCGTTTGGGTCACGCGCACGCAAATGATGACGGACGCAGGCTCGTCGAATCGGCGGGGCGTGGGCATAGGCTAGAGCACCCCCATACGTCGGCGGCGAATGTCGGACTCGCCGCTCTCGTCCAGCGCCGCTTGCTGCCAATCGAGTCCTTCGCGCGATTTCGGGTCCACGCCGGCGACCAGGTCGTCGGCCGCCCCTTCCGCCAGCATCCCGCCCACGCGCGCCCGGCCGGTCACCCGCGCCAGCGTCTCGTCCATCGTGGCGATCCGGTCGATGAGCCCGACCGCCTTGGCGTCCTTTGCCGACAGCGCCCGGCCTTCGCCCATGCCGCCCCTGACGGCCGCTGGCGTCACGCCTCGGCCTCGGGCCACGTCCTTGACGAACTGCCCGTAGGCGTCATCCACGCGGGCCTGAATGACGGCCCGTTCCTCGTCGCTCAGCGGCTCGAACGGGTTGCCGCTGGTCTTGTACTTGCCGGCGCTGATGAGCGTGACCTTGATGCCCTCGTTGTCGAGCGCCTTGCTCAAATCTTCGTGCGCCGCGAACACGCCGATGCTGCCCGTCGTGCCGCTCGGGATGCTCACGATCTCGTCACACTGCGAGGCCAGCCAATACGCCGCGCTGGCCGCCAGATCATTGACCTGGGCCACCTGCTTCTTGACGCCCCGCAGCGCGAACATCTGCGCGGCCAACTCTTGAATCCCGGGCACCGTGCCGCCGGGACTGTCGATGTCGTACACGATCGTCTTGATGTCGGGGTCGGCCGCCGCGTGCGCCACCTTCGCCCCGATCTGTTCGGCCGAAGCGCCCCCGCTGGACTCAGCCATCCCGCTCATCCGGTTCGCCAGCACACCCCGGATCGGAATGACCGCGACGGCGCCCTGGCTGGACTGGCGCGGGGTCTCCCCGCCGCTGTCGCCGAGCCGCGCCTTGATCTCGTCGGCGGTGAACTCATGCCCGGCGGCCCGGAATGCCAGCACCGACAGCAGCTCGTGCCACTTCTCGGGCGCAATGGACCAGAGCGTCTGCCGAACGTGGGCGAGAACGTGTGCGTATTTCATGCCGTATCTTTCTCTGGAAAGTAGACGGTGCATTCTGGGCTGTCCAGAAACGGGAATCCCGATGCGTGCATCCGTAGTGGTTCCGAAAACTGGAAGGGTTGGTCGTGTTCCACAACGATCGAGACTAGGTATGACGTCGGGTCCACAAACGCGGAGTGCGCCGTCGTGCCGGCGGGGAGTCCATTTCGAGAAACAGTAAACGCGCGAGGTCGATCCCCGGTAGTCACAGACAGGACCAAGCTAGCCAGAACCTCTGGTGTCACCTGGAGAATCGCTCGATACTTCATCCCGTCACCTCTTCGAGCGCCAAGCCGGCCAGCCCGGCGGCATAGTTGTCATCCTTCCAGAGCGCCAACGCGGCCAGCCAGTCCTGGTTGCAGACCTGGTGCGCCTGGCCCGCGCAGTAGCGATCGGCCGCGTCCGGTGCGAGCTGCAGTGTCTGCGCCACCAGCCCAGAGTGCTTCGCGTAGAACTCCGTCACCGCCGTGACGAAGGCATCCTCGTCGCCGGCATGGCGCACGGCCAACCGCTGCACCGCCGCGATTTCCTTCCGCAGCAACCGCGCCGCCGACTCGATCACGATGGCATCGGCGCGGGCGTTGCCCTCGTCGGCGGGCGGAGGCGCCTTCTTGAACGGGGGCGGCACCGGACCGGCGTCTGGCGCCGTGGGCTTGCCCGTGATGTTCTGCGGCTCGCGCAGCTCGTCGGCCGTGCCGCCGCGCTTGTTGAGGTTCTCCACCGCCCGCACTTCGTCGACGGTCTTGATGCCCGCGTTGACCGCGGCGACGTGGGCCTGCCACCGCACGGCGATGTCCCCCCGCACGAAGGCTTCCCGCGTGAACTGGGCGTAGAACCGCCGCGGGGCAAGAATCAACTGGTCGCTGATGGCGAACTCGAACAGCGACAGCCACGGACCCATGCTGTAGCCGATGAAGTTCCGGTCGAACTGTTCCGCGTTCCCAAACGACGGATCGTTGTTCTCGAGCATCATCCGCGACACGCCGAGCCACCGGGCCATGTCGTCGATCGAGAACTTCCGCGACAGCAGCATCTGGGCATCTTCGGGAGTGAGCTCGTTCGGCTTCCACGTCGAGCCCTGCTCCAGCACCTTCGGCAGATGCCAGTCGCCCATCGCCGTCGTGAACGATCGCGCCATGCGGGCCGAGGCCGCGTCGTTCAGGAGTCCGGGGTTCTCGATCACGCCGCCGTTCAGCGCGCCCCGGCTGAAGATGGTCGCGGCGTAACTCTCGGTCGCCAGGGCCGTGCCGAGACTGGTGCGCGCCGCCGCCAGAATCCCCTTGCCGATCACGCCATCGTCGGACGCGCCCCGGAGATGGAAGATTTCACTTTGTGTATGCGTCGTCGTCTGTGCGGTCAGTGGATCGCGCACGTCGTACAGGATGCGCCCGCGATATGGCCCCGACGGCACTCGGCGGGGGGTGACCAGTATCGGATGGATGGGTTCAAGTTGGTCAACCGGCCCACGCGCGCCCGGCAGAATCCAGTCGTACGCGTTCCCGTGGTCGATGAGGTGATACATCTTCTGTCGCCGCCACTGGAAGGAGTCCTGTGACTGGTTCGGCTTGTCGTGGAGGATGTCATACAGCGGGTGCGCCCGGGCCACGGTCGCCCCGCCATCGTTCGGCAGGCGCTCATAGACAGGCAGGGGCAACATGGCCAGGACGGTGGCGAGAATGTCGCGGCCTCGATACCAGGCCGAAATCTTCTGCGCGCTGTCCGTGTCGACACGCATGCCCGACGGAGAGGCGGCGCCGACCGGGCTATACCAGAAATCATCGGTTGGGCCGGGCGTGCTGGCGCGCAGACCACTCGGAAATAGACGGCTCAGAAGGCTCACGGTTTACCCCTTCGTAGGTGCGGCATGACAGCGACGGCTATCAGCAGCGACCCGCCCGCGATCCAGGCGGCCGGAACCGACCACAGCGAGAGTCCGTAGGTCACACACGAACCCAGCCAACGCTAACACGTCATCCGCGAACCGTATGACAGAACGCCAGAGGCGCTGGGGGTAATTCATGCGCCGTCCACCACCTTGAGGCGAAGCCCACGATCATATACGAGGATCTTGTGTTCGGGCCAGATTGGTCGGAGTGTGGCCTCGAGGCGGGCGCGGGTCGAGTCGGTGCATAGACCGTCCAGCTCGGCCACAATCACGTCGGTCGGCCGGAGCCGAACCACCGCAACCCGCCCGATCTCTGGTAGTGATTCCAACGCCGCCACCGCCTTGTCGTGTTCCATCGTTTCCAGCCTTTCCATGTGTTACCTCCCCGAGACCAGCCAGCGCAGACGGCCCCAGAATCCTCGCGCCAGAATCAACCGCACCCGCAGGAGGTCGGTGGCCTGGTCGGACATTGCCTCGCGCACCGTCGATCGCGCCACCACCTGCACCGCCCGTCGCACTTGCCGAGCTGTTGCTGTGCCCATCACGCCCCCAGTGTTCTGACCCCACGATCCAGATAGACCGACGGCGCGGCCGCCGGCATCCGCAGCGCCAACGCCATCGCGATCGTGGGCGCGATGACGGGGTCGATCCGACCCCGGGACTTTTTCTTCACGAACATCATATTGTCCTTGCCGTCACGCTGATCGACGCAGTTACTCACCGACCAGGCGGTCACTGGACACCCACGGGCATCCACGGCCGCGCCGAGGATTTCGGCCTGCATCTTGAGACACGCCGACGACATGCCCTGGTAGGTCTGCGGCACGGCCAGGACCTGGTCCTCCGCGAAGCCATCCTCGGCGACGAGCTGCCCGATCAACGTGTCCGCGTGCCAGGGGTCGAATCCAACGCGCTCGATGTCGTACTTCTCGCGCGCGTCCTTCAGCACGGCCCGGATGAGCTGGTGGTCGATCTGTGTCCCGGGCGTGACGGTGAGCCAGCCCTGGCTTACCCAGACGTCGTAGGGCGCGCGGTCACGGTACGCACGATCGAGCAGGGTGTCGGCGGGCGTCCAGATATATTGAATCAACCGCCAACTCGTGCGGTCTGGTGTGGGCGGGAAGACCAGTGAACAGCAGCAGAGGTCAATCTTGCTGGCGAGGTCGATGCCGGCGTAGCACGGTTGATGCTCGAGCTCGGCGACCCAGGCGTCCTTGGTGAGCCGGGTGGGGTTCTGGCCCTTGCGCCACCCGTCGACACTCAGACAGGGGTTTGACGCCGACACCCAGAGGTTAAGACGCTTCTGTTTGAACGTCGCCGACGCCGACGGCATGTTCTTCGCCTTCCGAGCAAGGTTCCGCATGTCGTCGGGTTTCACCGACACGTCCCAGTTGGGATTCGCCTTGCGCCAGGTGGACTCGGCGAGCCAGTCATCCTCGAGATCCGCGTGGGCGATGAAGGCGAAGAAGCTCTCGTCGGCCAGGACGCCGTCCAGAATCTTGCACGCATAGTCATGCTGGTCGCCGCCCGGACTCACAGGATCGTCGCCGGCGGTCGTGATTTGGAACGTCAGCGGCTGCCGCCTCGCGCCCGTCGCGGTCTCCATGACGTCGATGAGCCCGCGGGTCTTGTGGGCGTGGAATTCGTCGACGACGACGAGGTTCGGATTCAGGCCGTCCGTGCTGTCGTGGTCCGCGCCGAGCGGCTCGAGCTTCGACGCCGTCGCGTCGATGTGGAGATTGGCCACCTGGACCGCGATCTTCGACCGGAGTCCGCTCGACCCGACCAACGCCACCGCATCGTTGAAGACGATCTTCGCCTGGTCGCGTTTGGTGGCGATGGTGTAGCCGTTCCCGCCAGGCTCGCCATCGAAGAACGTGACGTAGAGCGCGACCACGGCGGCCTCGAGTGACTTCCCGTTCTTCCGCGGGATCTCGTTGTAGGCTGTGCGAAACCGTCGGAGTCCGGTCTCCACGTGTGTCCAGCCGAAAATCGAGCCCAGCCGAAAGCGCTGCTGCGGCTGCAGCTCGAGAAACTGTCCAGCCCACTCGCCCTTGTAGTGCTTCAACTTCGACGCGAACCGGAAGAACCGCTCGGCGCGCGCCAGGTCGAAGCGGTAGGGGAAGTCAGCCTGGCCCTCCCGGGCCCGGTCCCGCAGATGGCGCGCCGCGGCGGCCCGGTGATATTTGCCGGCTGGCACCGTGCCGGCGACAACGGCCTGGGCGTAGGCGTCGATGGGGTTCGGGACGGGTGGGGTCACGCGTGCGCCTCAAACTCCGCGAAGGAATCGACGGCCTTGGTCGGGGCGGCAATCGGCTTGCCCATCGGCGCCAGGGCGAACTCCTTGTGGCCGTTGTCGACGCGGCGATGCCAGTTGTTGAGGTCGGTGATGAGCGGGTGCTTCTTGAGCACGCGGCCGCTCTCCGTCTCCTGCCAGAAGGTCAGACCCTCGGCGGCGATCGACTGGAGGATGCGGTTGTAGACGACCCGTGGTTCGCACACGAGCTGCACGAACGACCGGGCGGTCTGCGGTGTCAACGTGCCCGCGCGGATGGCATCGGCGGCGTGGAGTTCCCAGATGGCCCGTTCGGGTTCGGCCGTGTCGGCGGGACACTCCACCGGGATGGGTGTCGCGGGTGCCTCGGGCGCCTGGCCGGCGCGCTGCCGTGACCCGTGCTGGAACGCCAGGACGTTGTCCTTACGCTTCCGACCAGCCCCAAGTCGGCGTCCTCCACTGCCCCGCCCGCCCATCAGTTCACCCCCGTCATGATTGGGTTATTTGAATGTTTTGAATACGACCACACGCGAGCAAGGG